AAAAATAAAAGTAAATCTGACATCGCGAGTTATTGAATGGTTTAATAAACGAGGGATAACAGAACCAACTCTGGTGCATTGGAAAATTGGCGAATCATTACAGTTTTTTCCGCAAGTAGGTAAAAAGCGCCGCGCAATAAATTTTAATTACTACCGAAACAATGAATTAGTAAATGTTAAATACAGAGATTCAGAAAAGAATTTTAAAATGGTTTCAGGCGCTGAACTTGTATTCTACGGCCTTGATAATGTCAAAGAAATGGAAACCGTTTATATTGTTGAAGGTGAAATGGATGCGTTATCATTGCACGAATCTGGATTGTATTCTGTTTGTAGCGTTCCAAATGGTGCATCTAAAGGCAATCAACGCCTTGAATACTTAGATAATTGTTTTGAATATTTTAAAGATAAAAAGCAAATCATAATTTGCACGGATAACGACAATCCGGGAATCGAACTCCGCAATGAATTAGCCCGAAGGTTCGGAGCATATCGTTGCAAATACGTTGAATTTGGCGATTTTAAGGATGCTAACGAGGTTTTAATGTCAAAAGGAGGGGAAACGTTGCGTAATATAATTAAAGGCGCTAAGAACTTTCCTTTGGAAGGCATACTAAACATTGATAACATTTGGGATAATGTTTTAAACTATAACGAAAACGGTGTCAAGAACTATTCAATTGGATTACCAAACTCTGATAACTATTTTAAAATGTCACCGGGTGAATGGACAGTTGTGACCGGAATACCAAATTCAGGTAAATCAGATGTTGTTGACCAAATCTGTTGTAATATGGCTACGCGTTACGATATGCGTTGCGCTATGTTTTCGCCTGAATCATTTCCCTATGAGGGCCACATTAAAAGAATTGCAAATAAATTAAATCAAAAAAATTGTGATAACGATGATTTAAATCAAACTAAAGATTTTATTCAGGATCATTTCTTTTGGGTTAAAATTGACTTAGAAAACTTAACGTTGGAGGGTATATTAAACGCCTTTAGAGATTTAGTATTTCAGAAAGGTATAAACGTTTGCGTGATTGATCCTTGGAATATGCTTGACCATTCGGCGCAACGTGATCATTCTTACATAGGCAAAGCGCTTTCACAAATAACGCAATTTTGTCAGCAAACAAACACACATTTATTTTTAGTGGCACACCCTAGAAAAATAGAATCAGACAATGGCAGCTATAAAAAACCAACTCTTTACGATATATCTGGGAGCGCTGATTTCTTTAACAAAGCATATAACGGAATGATAGTTTTTCGTTGCATAGGACAGAAAACCCAATATAATTCGGACATTGTGAAAATGTATGTTGAAAAGGTTAAACGAAAAGAAAACGGCCAATTAGGTGATTTTGATATTGCGCCTGATTTTACTGCCGGCGGAATTTATAAGGATATAACATTGGCATCTAAAAAGTTTGAAGTAATAACCGACAATTTACCTTTTTAATTATGACTAAGAAAATACAAGTAAATGAAGATCATCACAAGGCGCTGCAATGGTGTTTAAAAAACAATATCAAGGTTGGCGTTAAACCCACAAAGAGAGGTTTAAAAATAGAAATTAATGACAATGATAAAATTACCTTATCACCTTCATATTATACCAATATAGAGGCGCAAAATAAGTGTTGGGATTTATATTTGTATCTTTACCAAAAATATTGGGAGTTATGAGATTAAATTTTAATACAGTTATTTATCCAATTTACGGTGTATGTGTTGGTGTTAATTATTGGGATTCTGCAATGGATCACGTTGTTATTGAATCAGATGTTGAAAACGAGGTTGAACATTGTTTGGAACTTCACTTTTTTATCTTTGCTATATCTTTTGTTTGGTACACTAAATAAACCAAATGCGCAAAGTAGTAAGCATTAAACAAGTAAAAGAAACGCCATCAAATCCGCGTTTAATTAAAGATGCTAAATTTAAAAAACTTGTAAAGTCAATCAAAGAAGATGGTTGGATGATGGACATTCGGCCTATTGTTGTTGATGAAACAATGACAGTATTGGGCGGTAATATGCGTTTAAAAGCGTGTAAAGCGGCCGGAATGTTTGAAGTACCTATTGATATTCAAAAAGGTTTAACAACTGAACAAAAGCGGCGATTCATAATAAAAGATAATTCTGGGTTTGGTGAATGGGATTGGGATATATTAGCAAATGAATGGGATGTTAAACAACTAACTGATTGGGGTGTTGATCTGCCGGTCTTTGATCTGCCGATTGATGATGAACCTAAAGAGGTGACAGATGAACCAAAAGAGGTTTGCGAATTATGCGGTAAATAGTTTTCGTAAAGTTTTCGTAACTTTTTTGTTTATTATTTGTTTATAACTAAAATAATGTTGTATATTTGTAGGGAACAATAAAACAAAACAAATTATGACAACTATTAACAATTACTTTTGGAATCACGAATACAGACACGAAATGAGAGATTTAAAACCATCTGTTAAAATGGAAGTGTATAACGTATTTTTAGAATTTGACCTAAATCCTAGTGATGTTTCAGATTTACATTACCAATTAATATGTGAGGTTGTTGGAGATTACACAATACAAGGAGAGGATGTTAATAACAGAAAAGTTAGATTACATAAATCTTATAAATAAAAACAACGGACGCGTTGAGATAATTCAAACAAGATAACCTTGAAGAATTATCAATTTAACCCTTCAGAAATGAGGGGTTTTTTTATATCCGTTTATTTTATTTAACTTTGTATTATGGCAACAAAAACCAACATATTAAAAAGCAATTTATTAGAAGCGCTTGAACAATCACTTGGAGTGGTTACAACTGCGTGCAAAATAGTCGGTTGCAACCGTTCAACATTTTACGGACATTATAACCGAGATACTAAATTTCGTGATGCCGTTGATGAACTGCAAAATATGACGTTGGACTTTGCGGAATCACAATTGCATAAGCAAATAAAAGATGGCAACACAACCGCAACAATATTCTATTTAAAAACAAAAGGTAAGAAACGAGGGTATATTGAAAGGCGTGAAGTAGAAATGACCGCCGAAGTATCAACGTCAAAATTATCACCTGAAGCAAAACAAAAAATAGACGATATTCTAAACAATGAGTATTAACCAAATAATTAAAGAAAAGTGCGAAAACTCTTTGTTATTCTTTACGCGCTACATCTTTAAAGAAAATACCGGCAATAAGTTCGAAGCCGCTAAATTTCACGAAACGCTTGCAAACACGTTGCAAAAGGTTAATGAGGGTAAAATAAAGCGCCTTATAATTAATGTGCCGCCACGTTATGGCAAAACAGAAATCGCCGTTAAAATGTTTATTGCGTGGTCATTAGCAAAGCGGCCCGAATCAAAGTTTATACATTTATCCTATTCAGATTCATTGGCGCTTGATAATAGTTCAATGACAAAAGAATATATTAACTCTGATGCATTCCAACGCATTTGGGGTTTGACACTTAAAAAAGATTCACAAAGTCAAAAAAAGTGGTACACAAAAGAAGGCGGCGGCGTATATGCTACGGCTTCAGGTGGTGCGATTACGGGGTTTGGTGCGGGTACTGGAGGCGCTATTATTATTGATGACCCACTAAAACCCGACGATGCGCTTTCTGATGTTAGGCGTTCGTTTATTAACAACAGATATAACACAACAATTCGTTCGCGTGTTAACGATCGAAGCGTTCCAATCATTGTAATAATGCAGCGCCTACACGAGGACGATTTGTCTGGTTATCTTATAGGCGGTGGCTCTGGTGAAGATTGGCATCATTTAAAACTCCCGGCATTAGATGATAATAACAACCCATTGTGGCCCGAAAAGCATTCATTTGATGAATTAGAGGCAATACGTCAAGCCGACAGATACACTTTCAGCGGGCAATATTTACAAATCCCATCACCGCCAGAAGGTGGCGAATGGCGTAAAGAATGGTTTCAAATAATAAAACGCGCTGAAATGCCAAGCGATATTGTATTTGAAATGTATATTGATGGCGCATATACAAAAGACACTAGGAATGATCCAACGGGTATTCAA